GCACCGTCTGTAACGGCAACTGAGATTGACGGGCCAGCCATCTATAGACCCGCCCTTTCATCAAGCACCGTAGGCTGTAACCGTGATGCTGGTTATCGTACAAGTCTGACTTGACGCGATGTTGGTGTTAGTAAGAATCATGTCAGCACCAGATGTGCCGCAAGTGCCCTGAACGACAGCATTGTTGGTTGTTGCTGTAGCGGGATAGATACGGAAGTAGCCAGCAGTGCCAGAACCAGATGCGGTAGCGTTGGCAATAGCATTAGCGTACAAAATACCGTAGTCAGCCGTGACAGTAAGACCTGTAGGCGTACCAGCAGTGGTAGTCACACCTGAGCCGCCCTGCACTGTAGACAGCGTAGCGGTAGTCGTGCCGTTGGTGGCAACGATAAAGTAGGTTGTACCGCTGGTGTATCCAGAAATACTGCCTGTGCCGCCGAATGTGCCTGTGATGGTCACACCCATGCCAACAGCCAAGTTAGCAGCGCCACCAGGAAGGGTAAATGATATCTGACCAGCAGTGCCTGTGATAACAAAGCTGGACATGGCGACAGAAGCGTAACCAAAACTTGTTGCGTTACCTGTGAAAGTAACAAGCAAAGTACCTGTATCAGATGCGCCGCAGTTTGAGGGTACTGAGCCTGTGAACAACTTGATGTTACAACTTGTCCCAATGTCGCTATTCAACTGCGACATCGCATTTGTTCTGTGAACAATGGAATACTGAATAGCCATCGGGTGCTCCTAATTAGGCGGTAGGTTCAGCAGGAGTGTCAGTAGCAGGAGCAGCTTCTGTAGGTTGCTGCAAAGCCTGAATTTGTGGCACTGCTTGCTTTTCCAGCTTGGTGAGCAGGTCGTGTACCAACTTGTGTGGCAGCTCACGAAGTGCGCTAGCAATTAAGTTGACTTCTTCAATCGTGTGATTAAGGTTAATCATGTTTATCCTCGGTGATACCCGATATTGGGCATCATGATTGTACTTAAGCAGTTACCCAAGGCAAGGGTTGTGTGACAGGCGACACAGGGGGGTTAGCCAAGCTGTTCAATTGACCCTGCACATTCGCCTCAAAGTTGGCGATGCCTTGTGCGCCTAAAGACTCTTGCACCCAGCCAATGACTTGGGCTTCAGTCAGGCTTGCATAGGGTTCAAAGCCAGCTTGTGCGTCAGTAACGGGGTATTGGGTGTTGCCGCTGATAGATGCGGTGTGGACTGAATCAGTTCCGGTAAGCAGCCAGTTGACGTTCACAACGTAGCCAGCGTTTGTGCCGCTAGGCCATTGTTGCATTGAGGTAACTGTCCAAGTGTAAGTGGTAGCCATTTTAATTTCCTTTCAGTTGAGATTGAAGTTGCGCTACTTGCGCCGAGAGTTCTTGAATTGCGTTAACCATGTGCCAAATCAAGTTGCTTGAGTCCACAGACATCACGCCAGTAGATTCTGTCTTAACGCAGTCAGGCAAGACTTGTTGCAATTCTTGAGCAATTGGGCCAATTTGTACGCCCTTGATGTCAATAGCGTTTGACTTGTCCAACTCAGTAATTTCATCAGGCAAGCGATATTCAAAGTTACGCACCTTAATTTGATTAACCGCAGACAAACCGACTGTGTTGTCAACAATGTTTTTCTTGAGGCGCTGGTCAGAAGTGATTGACCACGAGGTTGAATTGTTACCTTGGTAGACACCGCCGCCGTTAGGCGTAATGAATCCAGTATTTGTTCCTTTGCCAGTAGCACCATTACCAATAACTATTTCATTATTGTTTGAAACAGAAGAAGGCTGTGAATTTGTACCAATATATATTCCGTATATGCCGGTTGTTAAGTTATTACCAGCATTAACACCAATTGCAATAATACTGCCAGATGTTACCCCAGAACCAGCAGAATAGCCTAAAGCGGTTACAGTGCCCGTAGTGTTAGCATACCCAGCCTGATACCCTACAGCAGTGTTGTTAGAGGCTGTGGTGTTGGAATAAAGAGCTTGATTACCAATTGCGGTGTTTTGACCGCCAGTATTGTTTGCTGGAGTGGTTGACCCTAAAAAAGCGTAATACCCTATAGCAGTATTGTTACTGCCAGTTTGATAATAAGCAGCAGTATTTCCTACATAGCTATTGTTTGTTGCGCTAGTGTTGCTATATCCGGCATAAGCACCAAGGAATGTTCCATAGTTACCGGTGTTGTTGTAACCAGCTTGATACCCAACAGCGGTGTTGTAAGAAGATGTAGTATTTAAATACAAAGATTGCAAACCAAATGCAGTATTGTATGAACCCGTGTTGGAATCAAGTGCTTGCACACCAAATGCAGAGTTGTTTGAGCCTGTATTAAGGCGTAACGCATACAAACCAAAAGCTGAGTTATTTGAGCCAGTACTATTTGTAGTTAATGCAAGGTAACCTACTGACGTATTATTTGCGCCAGTTGTATTTGCTGCCAATGCACTTAAACCAAACGCAGTATTTGTAGAAACACTACCAGCCCCTTGACCCACAGTCAGTCCGTGGATAGAGGCGTCAGATGTGCTTGTTAACGTGGTGAACTTGCCAGTGCTTGGCGTAGTTCCACCTATAGCAGGAGGAGAAGCTAGGTAAGTGCTAAACCCCGTGCCTGACACGGTGCTAGAGGCCGACAACGTGGTAAACGCACCCGTGCTAGCAGTAGTAGCACCCACAGTTGTACCGTCAATACTGCCACCAGTGATGACTGCATTGCTTGTAGTGACGTTACCTGTGAAAGTAGAGCCTGTTAGGGTTAACCCTGTAACAGTGGTGGTGGTATTACCCAGATACAGGTTAGTGCCACCCAGCGTGATAGCGGTAGCAAAATTAGAGTCCAGTTGCGACAGCGGGATAGAGCTTGTCGCGGTAGCAAAAGTATACGGTACAGACATCTTAGAACCTCACTCTTAATTCATGTTCAAACTCAAACGTGTTCACTGTGAACGGTGACGAGTTTGCAGTCAATGTTAAACCCAAGTATTTGCCATACTGTTGTGCGTCTGACTTGTACAGCGCATAACCAGCAGAGAAAGTCCACGCAACTACCTGACTACTGTTGTTGACCCACGCAATCGTAGTCCCACTGTTGTTAGTCCAGTTATCGTAATTGTTAAGTGTGTAAGTAGGACTACTGCCAGTCTCACTGTCCACCGTCACCATCAGGCTTGTAGCGTTCGTGATAGTTGCTTCAATAGCAAACTTCAATGCTTGCTTGGTACGAATGGCATCTTGCATAGGTTGCAGCGCAGTCTGCACGTACATGGGCACATTTACAGACTGTGAGGCATACAACTGATACAAGTTAGTGCCATCTGTGCCGTACAAGTTAATCTTTCCTTGATACGGGGCAGAAGTGACGTTTGTCAGGCTACCCTGGGACGACAAAAACCATTTTTTTTCAAAAAACACTGCTTGTATAAAGCGAGGTGAGCTTGAGTAGCCCTGACCACCCGTGTACCAGAAGTTAAAAGCCGCACACAACAGGTTGTTGATAATGACTTGCCCACCTGACACCTGGTAGTTGGTGAAGTCTATATACGGGAAGATGTTGTCTAGCGGATCTGAGATTTTTGACGTTGTAGACCCCACAAGAGAGTACACACCGTAGTTATTCATCAGCAAAACAGACCGGAAATACGGGAAAACAGCGTAAGAAAGTTGTGTACCGATACTCGCAGACACGTTTGTGTTCGTAAACACAGTTGTACCCGTGCTCGTCACCTGCAAGTTGGAAAACACGTTAATACTGTCTGGCCCAAAGATATACAAGAAGTTGTTGGCAGAAAGCAGACTGTTGATATTGCCCGTTAGCGTCGAGTCAGTAAGCGTCAACGACCCCGCAGACACAGATGTGAAGTCTGAGAAGGACACAGAAGAGGAATACGTGACCGTACGACCCTGTGCAACCCAAACACGGCCCGAAAATGAGGCCACATCCACGATAGGATTGCTGTTTAGCACCACAACACCAGTTGCGTTAGCCCCCTGACCTTGGGCAAAGCTAATAGTAGGGGGAGTTGTGTACCCCGTACCAGGGTTAGTCATGATGACTTGAGTAACTGCACCCCCCGACACAATGGCTGTAGCGGCTGCGTTAGCCCCGTTACCCCCCGTAATCGTCACTGGAAAGGAGCCGTTAGCCCCGTAACCCGCCCCACCACCCGTTACTGCAATCGCTACAGTGCCCGTCTTGAAGGTAGACAACTGGCAGATAGCAGTAGCAGCCGTGCCATTACTGGCTGTGATGGTGGTAGCACTTACTGTCTGAGATACGCTGACTACCCAGCTAGATCCTGAGCCGCTGACAATGGTTGTGCCAGCAGTAACACCTGTGCCTGACAGGGTTGCACCCACCTGCATAGCCCCTGTAGATGTGCTGTTGATGGTCAGTGTTGTGCCAGAAATGCTGCAATTGCCTGTAAAAACAACAGGTTGAGCCATCGTGATAGTAGGTGGGGACGTATACCCACTGCCACCGTTTGTGATGGTAATTGTGTTGACCGTACCGGTGTTCAACACCGCAGTAGCATTAGCACCAGACCCCACACCAGAGATTGTGATGGTGGGTGGAGACAGGTAGCCTGACCCTGGGTTAGACAATGTGATGGCGACAACAGCGTTAGCTTGAATGGTGGCATACGCTACAGCCTGCACACCCCCTGAAACAGTGGGTGCAGAGATGGTGACAGACGGTACAGACGTGTATCCTGAGCCACCAGAGCTAAGCGTAATGTAAGAAATGCCGCTAGCACCTGTCGTGATGGTGGATACAGCGGTAGCTTGAACACCACCAGTCTGATTAGGGGCGCTGATAGTGACTGTAGGGGCTGTAATGTAGCCAGCACCAGGGTTTGTGATGCCGATAACGCCTACAGAGCCTATAGAGACTAAATTAGCCCCATCCCAAGAGAACAACCCGTTATTGGGGTCTCCTATCAAGGCATATTGGTTGTTAAACTGGGTTGCAGTAACACCTGAGCTGCTAAATGTCCCAGCAGCAGCGACGTTACCCGTTGTGCCAGCGGGAGTGCAATACTGTGCAGCCCCGTTAGCTTCAGCAGCAAAAATGTATTCGGTGTTGTTAATGTTGAACGAGGTCAGATAGCTAACTGTGTTGCTAAAAGCACTCGTCTTGATGGTCGTCTGACCTGGTACAACTCGCAAATTACCGTAGCCTACAGGCTGGACGTTCTCAATCCACGAGAACTCCTCTGTTTCGATAGCTGTACGGTTGGCCTTGGTGTTTAGACCTTTAAAGCTCTTAATGACAGCATAGGACTTTTTTTGTTCTGATGCTGCCATGTTTAGAAGTAAGAGTAAGCGTCAGGGATACGTCGCGTGAATACAGAGTTCAACACAGCTTGAATGTGTTTGATGTACTCTTGCTTGTAAATCTCAGCCTCACCGTAGCTTTGCTCCTTGTATTTTGCCTTGTAAGCGGCATAGAACACTACAGGAGTCGTATACGGGTCGTTTATAGGGTCTACAGCACTCGGATTAGACAAAGTAAGAGGTGTAGGCAGCAAAGTGGTGTCCACTTCGATGTAATAGGCTTGATCCGGCACAGGAGAGATGTAAAGCGTCTGCTGACCGTATGTTGAAAAGCAAACAGGGCGTCCAACATAGTTTTGCCAGTAACGGAGCTGTGCGTTGAACTCAGTCCAGTTCAAATTGCGTAGTGGGATGCGTGAATTGCCCCAATACAGCGTCACATTCAGAACATCGAGCGTTTGTGTGCCCGAGGGGAGACTTGCGTACTGAATTTGCTCAGCAGGCTGAACATACTTAAGGGTAGCAGTACCGTCTGCAAAAGCAGTTGCTGGGGGAAACACGTTGTTTTGAGTTGGGTAAGCTGGCGCTGTAGAGCCAGATGTTCCCGACGTTTGGTACTGATAGATAAATACATTGTTGAATACGTATTGACCCGCAGTAACAGCCGTGTTTGCGACCCAAGCGGTTGCAGGAGTTTGGTTGGTAGAGTTGCCTGCGTACGGATTGTAGGCAGCGATAGGCGTAGAGAGTGGTTGACCCACACCTGCGCCTTGAAGTGTTCTTAGACAGCCAGTGTCACGACATACACGCTGACGAGCGTCGTTAATGTCGTTTGTTAACTCTTGTTGAGTCCAAAAGTTATTGTTCTGATCGTGCAGGATTGTCTGCAAGTCAGTAAGGTAGGACGACAGAGTTGCCATGTATTACTCATTTTATGCTGCACGACGAGAGACTTTTCCCCCGCTCCGGCCTTCACCGGATTGGGGTACTAACTCTACCACCGAGGGTAACGAGTGGTTCTGCTTGGGAAGCTCAGACGCAACTTCAAATTGCGCGAGCATCTCCAGTCCTTTTTTGAGTTCTGCCCGAGACTGAATCCAACCTAGACGAGCTAGTTTTTCTTCCTTCTCTTTGTCTGTCATGCCGACACCAAAAATATGACGAGCAATCTCGAACGGCAACTCTACAGTTGTGTCCTTTTTAAACTCGTACATGACACCGTTCCAACCATCGGTCAGTTCAATGTCGCTTTTATTGGTGACGTAGACATTAGGCATTAGAAGCTCACTGTATCGCCGTAAACACGAATGTCAACAGTTGCGTTAGCAACAGCAGTGTTGACCTTCACGAAAAGGGCTTGTGTAATGTTGCCCGTTAAGGCGGTGGTTGTGCTGTAAGGAGACGCGATTGTCAAATCTTGGTAAGTACCCGTCGCAGTGAGGTTGGACAGCACGGTAGCTGCCACAACTGCATTGCTTGCGTTACCGTCAGAAGAGG